AATTTATGCTTGGCGTTCCGTCAAACCCATCACTATACTTTGTAAAATTCGCACTGGCTGTTATTTTCGGCGTCTCACTAATGCCATCAGTCCAAGAAGTGAACGTTGCCTTAGCGTTTGACCATACATCACTCAACTTGTTTTCCCATGTGTTGAAAGTTGCCTTGGCATTCGACCACACACCACTCAGCTTATTTTCCCAAGTATTAAGAACAGCTTTAGTATTTGTCCACACACCACTCAGCTTATTTTCCCAGGTATTCAACCTTGCTTTAGTGTTCGTCCAAACATCTTTGAGAAGGTTCGTCCAAGTATTAATTCTCGCCTTGGCATTTGTCCAAACATCTTTTAGCTTGTTTTCCCATGTGCTAAGAACAGCTTTTACATTGATGCTAAATTGATTATCGCTTATTCCGCTTGCCCAAGAGTTAAACTCATCACGCCATTCGCCAAACTTAGTTTTAATGCTAACCGCAATCTCTTTGCCTTTATCTATAGCTTCTTGAACCCTATCAAGAACGTTTTTCTGAATCCAGTTCTTTATGTTGGCAAATACATTTTTGATTCCGTTCTTAATTCCCTCTCCAACATATTCACCATATGGAATCATCGTAGTCGCAGGACTCTCAATGCCAAAAGCAGCCTTAAATCCATTCACGAACGGCGTCCAGATATTATCTTTTATCCAGCTTCCAAGATTTCTAAACGCATTCCCGATTCCCTTAAAAATCCCCTCAAGGATCTCGCCGCCATCCAAATCGCCATTGCCGTTTTCGTCCTTAATAAAACCAAGGAAATAAGCCTTGAAATCTCTCCAAATACCTTTGGCAACTTCAGCCAGGAACGCTGTAGCACCGCCAAGCGCAGCACCAATAAGGCTGAATACCGACTCCGCAACACCGCCCCAGTCAACACCAGCAATTGCGTCCTTTATTTTCTGGTACATCGTGCTGCCAAACTCGTGCCAGTTGACACCCTGTACCCATTCACTTATCTGGCTGAATGCGCCCTTGATAATTTCTCCGGCAGCAGAAGCAACCTGCCCCCAATCGAGGCTCGACAGGCCGCCAATAATCAGGTCTCCAACAATGGTAATCCCCTGGGTGATAGTCCGACCGACAATGTTCCAATCCACCTGCCCGAAAAGACCACCGTTTCCGTTTTCATCCCCGGTCAGGAATTCTGCAACCTTCTTGCCGATGTTCGTAAAGTTGATTGATTCGAGGGTCCAGTATTTAGTGCTGAACAAGGCGTTGATACCAAACCCAACTTTCTGACCAATTCCAGCAAAATCAATCGAGTCAATAATCTCGTTTACTTTACCGCCAAGCAATTCTCCGAGACCCTGCCAGTCAGCTCTATTCACAGCGTCTTTGATAGCGTCCGCAAAGTTGGCGATTCCATCGTCAAACTCCGCTACATCCTCGAACATCCCGGAGTAATCCTCACCGCCACCACCAGAACCGCCACGATCTTTCTGATCGGGAAGTACATTCAGTTCGTCAAACGGGGCGAGATAGCGCATAGCCTCTTTGGCTGCCGCACCAGCTCCACTTACTGCATCGCCATACTCTGTAGCTTTCTTCTTGGCTCTCGTCCAGTTGGTAGCACCAGTAAGTCTGGCGAGCAATTGATTAATGACATTAATCAGCGCAACAAATTTATCAACAAGAAAATCAATCGCCGGAGCGAGAGCGTTAATAATCGGAGCGACAGCAGCACCGATAGAGTTTTTCAGATACAACATCGATGTGGCAATCGTGTCCATGCTGGTTTTAAACTTTCCGTTTACCAATGCACTCCAGCCATACAGATTCTTAATGCCCTCACTAAAGCCCTGAGTAATCTCACGAATAATAGAGCGAATCATACGATAGCCGACAATGCGCTTAAAACCGCCGACAACGCCGCCCAGATTTTTCGCAAAGTCTCCCACGTTTCTGGCGGCATTCTTAAACGGAGAAGCCATTACTTTCCCGATTCCTTGAAGTACCGTCTTCAATCGGCTCCATGCCGAAATCTGCTTCTCGCTCGGAGCATTGCCGCCCTTGGATCCGTTCCCACTACTATTAAGAACTTTAGTTAACGCAACCAATTGCCTAATTGCGTCAGCCGCATTCTGCAAATTAGAGAAATCAATCTGAGACATAAGCTGAAGGTACTGCACAACAGCCCAAAGTCCAGCAGAATTTTTCGACAGATTGCTCATTGAACGAGCAAAAGTTGAGAGATCCTTAGAAATATTTGCAAACCACTGGAGACTCTTTGCACTTGCACCAAGAGATTTAATAGAAGAAATCGCTCCCCGCAGGTTGATTTTACTAATATCCGCAAGCGATTTTCTAACATTTCTCAGGCCAGTTACAAGACCGTTTATATTACTGGCACTAGAAAGCGCAGTTTGTAATTGCCCAAGTTTCTTATTTAATTTATCAATAGAGTTGGACGCCTGGTCAGCACTACCTTTAATGGTAAATTCGATTCCGCTTAAAGATACATTAGGCACTTTCGTCCACCTCCTCTATTATAGATTCTTGCCGTTTTTCGTTATAAGCTTTTGCAAAAGAAGCCAGTTTATCCCGCATTCGGAAATAACGTTCTCTCTGCTTCTGCTCCTCTTTCTGCTTGCGCTCTTCTTCAAACAAATCATACGGCTCTTCACGATATGGAGCTGGCTTTGCTTTGCTGAAAGCTTTTGTATATCTACCAACAGCTAACAACGCCTCGTAAATGTACATTCCTTGAAGCCAAGCGTTGCGGTTTTGATCCAGAAGAATTTGCCGATACGCTTTTCGGTACATCCTGTGAGCGGAAACATCGCCATCCCAAAACTGATCATAGCTCATTCCCATCGCCATATACTGCGGACAAGCTTTTTCGAAAACGGCCATTAACGACATAAGGGGAGCGGCGTCTTTGCCGCCAACTCCCCTCACTATGGACGCATCGCTGCCGTTTAACTTAGCGTCCAGTTTGCGTTTCCCGCATCTTCCTCATCATCGATAAGGGCATTTACAGCCTCGGCATACATATCAGCCAGAGCAGAAATAAAGCCCTGTTTATCCTTAATCCAGCTATAGATTTCCTCGGTCTGCTTACGAGTGATCCATTTCTGATGCCGGATAAATGACCAGTACACCAGCTTCGGGATCATCAGAGCGGGCTTATCGCTAAGCTGTTCCAGGACAAACCCGTCATCATTTGCCTGACCAGCGGTTCGAACCGTGTATTCAAGCGTATACTGCTTACTCTCATACTCAAAACTAATCTGCTTGCTCATAACTCATACTCCTTATCAATATGATGATTATTGTTTAATGCGAGCCAGCACCAGGCGTGAAGACCATATCCGTAGTCGGAACAACGTGAATGATCATCTCACGAGCTTCATCAACGCCCTTGCCGGAAATACCGACCTTGACCATGCCCTTGAAAGACCACTTGCCGTCAGCACCGTCAGGAGTGATCGTACCAGCACTCTCATAACCGCCGAACCAGATAGCGAGATACTTCTCAGTTCCGTCATCAAGGCCCTTCACGGTCTGATAATCGGTCTGGTCATAGTTGGCAGTAAAGTCAAGAGAACCGCCGGAATCGCCAATGCCGAAAATGTAGGTGTGGTTGGCATTCTGAAGGTTGGTCACATCAATCGTGTTGATCTCATTCAGAAAGTCGGGATAGTCCTTAATCGGAACGAGATCCGAATAGGAACTACCGTCCGTAGAGGTCATCAGGAAGGTCATATAGGTGTTCATAGCAGCCATAGCCTTTTCTCTCCTTTACTAAATTCTGTATAATGTCTTACCATCAGTTTTAGCACGATAACGGGCGGTAAGACGATAATACCCGCTATCTTCCATCGGAACAGGAATAAGAGACTCTCTGGTGAAATTCATCTTTCGGAACATATCATCGATAACGCCCATGACTTCTTTGCACTGAGACTTCTTACCTGCTTGCTTGTTGCTATACACATCCACTTGGAACATGACAGTTGCAAATGTCTCTTTGAGAGTATTATCCATATCTCTCGGATTCACATAGCTGTCCATCTGCACAATGCTGGCAACAAGCGGTTTACTCGGAGTTGGGCTCGGCTCACTCGTTGTATAGATACCGCTATATTGCAACTGAAGAGCAGTGGCAATAGGACTATATACTTTCGCTTCGATCTCAATCACGATTTGAAAACCTCCTTTACCACTCTCTCCAGTTCCTGTTCGAGTTCCTTGACGGATTTGTACATTGGCATATTCGGTGGATTACCATGCGATTTCTTCCCATGCTCGTAATACCAGCCTTTGGGATCATTCCAATGGCCTTTGCCGGGGAAAGTCCCAGGACCCATATTCTGAACCTCAGGATGCCCATAGCCGATCAGACCAGAGCCAAACTCGATGAACAAAATCTTCTCACCGCTTGCCTTGACCGCATAACCGCCAGCGCATTTTTCAGCGTGGATCTCATAATCATAAACGCCATCATAAATAGCCTGGCTGAAATACAGCTCGGCTTTCGTAACACCTAGATCCGCAAGCCGCTTACATAGTTCTTCCGACTTTTGCTTGAGCCATTTATTAAAATCATTAAGTCCCTGTCTCAGTTCCTTAATTTCTTTATCTGACAACTCAATATTATATCTGCGCTTCATGCGCTGATCACCTCGCCAGCGGTTTTATCCACCTCGGCAAGAGCCAGAACAACTT